GGCCGTTTCGTCATAGGCGCTCCTGCGCGCGTCACGGCCACGAGAGACCCAGGCATGTGAAGCCATGGCAGCGGTGGGGACAGCGTCGATGCGCTTCCCGCTCTTGTCCCTCTCCGGCTTGTCGGGGCGGATCAATTCCGGGTTGTATGGAGCCTTCCGGATCTCGACAGCGTCAAAACAGAAGGTCGCCAGCGGATTGCCATGGTGCCGGAACAGCTTCTTGCGATTCAGCCGCATGACCTCATTCATCCCCGGTGTCATCCGGTCGTACGTATTGCGGTATGCGGTCAATTCGCCATTCAGCGGGTTAAGGCCAGTCGCCTGCGCAATGCGCTCGATGATCGGCCACGTGGACCATTCGTCGCAGTCCGCCCCCAGCAGCATGAAGTCCTTTCCATCCTGCTTGATGTCGTCAACAATCACATCGTAATCGACAACGTCGCCCTCTGTGATTGTGAGCCAGCCATCTCGTGCCCATTGGCTGAACCGTTTGTCGTTCTGCTTATCGAGGTACGGCAGGACATCCTCTGGGAGCCAGAAGCGCCACAGCACATCAATCGGGGCATCCGGGTCAGTCTCGTCTTCCGGCGGGAATACCAAACACCAGGCCGACAGGTCAAACTTCGCTGAGAGGTCGAATCCCGCATACGCCTGCCGCCCCAGCAGCTCCGCGCGGCCCCAATCGGGCTCCGGCCAGACATCCCCCATGTTGACCGGATCACTGTAGAGATTCATCGGCATCCAGCGGAATGTATTGCTCTGTCGCTGGTTCCCCTGGAACTGCTTGAAAGCGATTTCCTTGTTGGGGTCCTGGGTCGCTTCGAGGTGCTGCCGCCGCATTGCCTCCAGGCTCTTGAAGTCGCCCAGCGCCGGATTAGGCCACCACCAGTTCCGTTCGTCCATCGGGTCGGTCGACACCGGGAGGTCCGGCCGTCCGGGGAATAGCTCCTGCAGGCGCTGTATGCCCTCTCGCGTGTGCGGGATCTTCCGGACAAAGGCAAACACGTGCGGGGACCGTTGCGGGTCTTCCTGCACACGCTCCGCTTCGTCAATCAAGTCTGCGCCGAAGGAGTGCGGCTGGTCCGTCTCTGTCGTGGTGGCCAGCAGCAGCTCCTGGAGGCGCGTACCGGCCGCAGACGTCATCGCATTCCAGATGGAGTCGTCCGGGAGGGCCAGAACCTCATCCAGGTTGAAGCCGTGCGGGTTGTGCCCAAGCTCTCCGGCGGCATCCGAGGTGATGATCTCGTAATAGCTGGCGGTCTTCTCAAAGATGATTCGCCGGTGCTGCTTGTTGTGCTTGACGCGCTTGTTGATGTCGGGACTCAGCTGTGCCATTCGCAATGCGGGCTCAAAGACCTTGCCCGCCTGCTTGGTGTCCTTTGCGGCGCTGTAGACCTCCGCGAAGTCCTCATCATCGCCCAGCAGGAGATAGAGCAGAATACCAGCTGCAATTTCTGACTTCCCGTTCTTTCGGGCAACAATGATATATGCAATCCGGTACCGGCGCGCGTACATGCCCCAGTCTTCGGACCAATCGACTTCGCCGAACAATGGCCGGAGGATTTCGTGCTCTTGCCAGTCCTTTGGGATGAATGGCTTCCGCCGGAATGGACCCTTTGTGTGCACCAATAGGTTGCTAAAAAATAGCACAACACGATCGGCGCGCGGTTCACAGTAGTGTGGACCCCACTTATTACAGGTCTTTCCACGCAGCGTGTATTCGCACAGCGGGTACTTGTAGCCCTGCTTCGGCTCCGGCCTCCAGCGATCGTCGTGGTCAATGCCGGAGAAGTCCGGGCGTGGCGGGTTGGCCATCACCACCCCCGNGACGATTCGCTGGACCCGGGTGACCACCTCCACCACGCGCCAGGCGTACCGGCCCGCAGCGTCGTCCTCCGTCCGGAAGTACTCCAGGGCCTGCCGGAGGTCCAGGTGGGTCTCACCGGAGGTGAACAAGGCGTGCTGCTCCCAGGCTGCTCTGGGGTCGTACTTCGGTCGCCGCTGGACCTCCCATTCCCGGCTGGTGTCCTCGGTAACCTCGCTGACCGCTTCCAT